TGTGTGCCAAGGAGAGCGTTTAGTTTACCAATTGTTTCAGCTGCACCAGCAAAGGTGTCAAATCTTTCAGCCAATCCCAACAAGCTACTAACTTCAACACCAGCAACTTTAGCGGCAGCAGCAATACCTTTAAAGATATCAATAGATCTAGGTCCATAAACTGCTAATTGTGTTAATGATGAGTTAAAATCCCTCGTTATTTTTTCGGTGCTGATACCGAGCTGAGTTCCCATCATACCAAGTTCTACTGCTGTTTTACCAGCTTGATCAGCTGACATTCCTAGGTTAAGATTAAAGAATTGGAATGATTTAGCGGCCTCCGTACCGGATACTCCTATTTTTGTAAGAGCTGCAACTGTTGTTGCTAAATCTGCTTGTGCTCTTGGGGAAATGTTAACAAAATTAGTTGTTTGTGTTACAAGT